CACCGACGGACTCCTCTACAAAAGAGTTTCAAACCCGAACAATCCAGGCTACCCACCCGGCCATTCTAGCTGGGCGCTATTTACTGCGACGACCGGGTCGCCCGCCTACGATCTCTGGGTATCCGCCAACAAAGCCGACGCGATCCACACGCACCCCGCCACGGACATCACCGGCCTCTCCGATTACATCGTCGCATCGGCCCCCGGCCTCAGCATCAACACCACCGTCCGCACCGGCGACGGCACCGCGACCACATTCCTCATCGACGGCCTCGCAGGCAACGACCCCGAGCATGTCCTCGTCGCCCTCAATGGCGTCACGCAGACCCCCACCACCGACTACCTCGTCAGCGAAGCCACCGGCACGATCACCTTTGACGCCGCGCCCGCCGCCGGAATGCAGATCAGTTGCACCGCCCTCGGCCTGCGCACCGTCCAGCCCCCGCTCGATCCGACCCTCTACCTTTTCGCCTTCGACCAAAGCCTCGACGGCCTCACTACCTACAGCGGGCGACTCCTCAACGCCAACCGCCCCGCCTTGCCAGCCCTGCCAGAGACCGCCACATCGTGGACCGTCCGCCGCTCCACGACCGACGCCGCCGGGCGCGTCCTCGCAGTCGCCACCGCCACCGGATCGTGGCTCAACCGGGAGACTCTCGTTTTCGCATGACAACAATCACCGAGAGCAACCTAACCCAGCAACTCGACCTCTCGAGCTTCGACCTCACGCTGCCAGGCATCGTCGTCGAATATCCCACCCGCTCCAATTTTCCCACCCCCGGCAAATCCGACCGCCTCTACATGGCCCTCGACGAAGGCATGCCCTACCGCTGGAGCCCTACCGCAACCGCCTACGCCCTAATGATCCCGGTCATCGACTGCGGCAGTTTTTGACAATCTCCCTACCCACGAACACCCAACCAAAACCAACAACACCCTAATTAGCCATGCCCAATCCAATCATTCGCGTAAAAAGAGGTTCCGGTAGTCCGGTTTCTCTTCAAGTCGGCGAGGTCGCCTTCGACTCCACAAACAAGAGTTTTTTCATCGGAACCGCTGAAGGCGTTTTGCCAATAGCGGGAGAGCACATCTTCTCCAAGAAGACCTTCGTCAATGACGCCGTAGCAGCAGAAGCAGCGCTTCGCAGCTCAGGCGACTCGACACTCACCTCCTCGCTGAATTCGGAAATTTCACGGGCGCAAAGTGCTGAAAGTGGCATCGCCGCAGGACTCGCACAAGAGCTCACAGACCGCGCCGCCGCGATCAGCTCAGAAGCCTCCGCTCGCTCCAGCGCTGACACGACCCTCGACGGCAAGATCACAACGGAAAAAAATCGCGTTGACGCGATCCTCTCCGCCGCTGATGCCGACAAGGACAGCTTCGCCGAGATCGTCAGCTTGATCAATTCGGTCGACACGACCAACGATTCCGCATTCGCCGGTTATGTGACCAGCAACAACGCCGCACTCGCAGCCGAAGTCTCGAGCCGTGAAGCCGGTGATGCAACGCTGACCACCGCGCTTGGCGTGACCAACACAGCCGCCACAGCATTGGCCGGTAGAGTCACAGCAGCAGAGGCCGACATCAACACCGAAGAGTCCGCACGCGCAGCCGCCGACACGACTCTTCAGTCAAATATCACGGCCGAGGCCAGCTCGAGAGCCAGCGGAGACTCGACACTTCAGTCAAATATCACAAGCGAGGCCAGCACGAGAGCGAGTGCTGACACCAGCCTACAGACCAACATCACGGCAGAGGCAGCAGCCAGGACCAGTGCAGACGACGCGCTAGACGCACGCCTGGACAGCCTCGAGGCCAGCATCGACGGCGGCACCTACTAACCAACCAACCCCGGCGGGGCGCTCCATAGCGCCTCGCCACGCGGGGGTCTCCGCGAAATAAACAAGCCACATGGCCACACAAATCATTCCCAAAAAATCCTCCGTCCTTGGCAAGATCCCACTCGCTGGCGATCTCGCAGTCGGAGAGCTAGTCCAAAACCTCGCCGACCATTGCCTGTATTCAAAAGACGCAAGCGGCAATGTCTTCCGCATCGGCACTCGTCCCGTGCCCGATAAAGTCGAAGTTTTCGACATCATCGGCTCAAACCTTTTCTACGGCAAACTCGCCTACGCCGACTTCCCAAACAGCGGCAGCATCTACGACTCGGCCCTCTGGGACATCTCCCGCACCACCACCGACGCCGCAGGCGAAGTCACCGGCGAAGCCAGCGCCACCGGCGCGTGGTCAAACAAAACCAATCTCCAATTTTCTTAACCTAAAAAATCCAACACCTATGAACGCTACAAACCCACTCCAAATCGACGGCAAAACCTACCCAAAACTCTCGCTCAATTTGGCCATATCGGGCCGGTATCTGGGCGATGGTTCTTCAGACGCCAATGTCGCCATGCGCCTTGTCCCGACCCGCCTTGAAAACGGCGAGGTCATCACCGCAGACGAGTCTGCCATCGGAATTGCACTCGGCTCACTGGCTGGCAGCGACGAAGCCACACAGCAGGCCGTGGGTTCGATCCAAGCGGCCCTCCAATCCTACATCGCCGCCAAAGGACTCTAAGCCATGCCAACCTATTTTGCGCGTAAAGCGGGGAACATCAACTCCGCCGATGTCTGGGCCACCACGCCCAGCGGGACAGCCTCGGCAGTCACCTTTGCCAGCGGCGATGTGCTGGTAGCAAACTCATTCACGGTCACTGTCAATGTGTCCACCAACCTTGGCGGTGCTGGACAGGTTAGATGCGATGCCACGGGTGGAGCTACTTCTGGCGGGTCATATACTCTTTCAGATGGCGTTACATTAACCGCTAACATCTATGGGGGCACGACTGCATTTCAATGTGTCACCGCTAACCCAGTAACAAACCAATATATCGTAGGAAATGTTTTTGCGGGAAGTGGAGGTTCAGCCTCTGCTCATGGAGTTGTTACCTCAATAGGTACAGGGACACTAACAATAACTGGTAACCTAACAGGCGGTGCAGGGTTGTCATCGGGAACTGCCGCTGTTAGCAATGTGGCTGCCATATTGGTTGTGGTTGGAAATGTCACAGGCGCGTCTAACACTTCATTTGGAGGAGGCGAGGGAATCCGCCTAACTGGGGCCGGTAATTGCACGATAACTGGAAATGTGACGGGTGGTGCGTTTTCCGCAAATTATGGTGTAAGAGCAACTTCAACAGGCAATACAACTGTTGTAGGCCAAGCCATCGGTGGCGTTGCCGCACCTGCAATCAACAACGAATCCACGGGTCAAGTCACCGTAACCCGCGCAGTCGGCAACGGCTTTGGTGGTGGCTCTGTTGGGTTGTCCGCAGCGGTTGGCGTCAGCAATGTGGTGAGCCAATCATCGATCACAATCGTCGAGCAAATCGAATTTGGCACGCTCGGCCAAAGCCCTGTCAATGGCCGCATCCGCCTAAAAAAAAAGGGAACCAATGTCGCCGTATTTAATTTCTGCGACACCGCAGGCGCTAAGACCCTCATCGACGCAACCGCAAACGCAGCGATGCCAGCCGCCACCGATGTCCGCAACGGCGTGAGCTACGCAAGCGGCGCGTTGACCGGATCGGCATTTATCCCATTGGCGTCAAGTGTGGCAAGCGGAGTCCCCGTAGATGCGAGCGTCGGATCGGCAGTCCTCACCGCCGCCGCGATCCGCACCGAGCTGGCTGTGGAGTTAGCCCGCATTGACGCCGCCGTCTCCAGCGCAGGCAACGCACCGACAGTCGCCCAGATCCGCACGGAGATGGACGCCAACTCCACAAAACTGGCCAACCTCGACGCAACGGTCAGCAGTCGCCTCGCGCCATCCGGAACGCTGGCCGTTGTGACCACGCTGACCAACGCGCCGACCGTCCCGACCGCCGCCGCCATCGCCACACAAGTCCGCAACGAGCTCGCCACCGAACTCGCCCGAGTGGACGCCGCCGTGAGCACACGCCTCGCAAGCTCGGCATACAGCGCCGCGCCGACCACCGCACAGATCGCAACGGCAGTCGAAGGATCGCTCCTCAACGAAGCCGACGGTTCAGCCGTCCTCAACGCCATCGTCGGCGCGATCGGAAATACGAACCTCTCGGAAGTCTCCATCGTTGCCGCAGTTCGCGCGGACCTCGAGCGTGTCGGTGGCAAAATCGACAGCATCCCGACCACAGCAGCCCCGACAGCAGCCGCCAACGCGTCCGCAGTGTGGAGCGCACCAACGAAGGAAATCACCGGCGGAACGGTAACGACGCTCACCAACTCGCCATCTGTGCCGAGTGCGGCAAGCATCGCCTCGGCAACACGCACCGAGCTCGCCGTGGAGCTTGCTCGCGTGGACGTAGCGACAAGCACACGCCTCGCAGGCAGTTCCTACACCGCGCCAGCGAACTCGGACATCACGGCCATAAAAGCTAAATCCGACTTGTTGAACACGGACCGCCTCGCAAACGTGGCAACCACCGCCATCGTTGGAAACCTCATCGCCCAGGCGAATTCCTAAAATGGACAAGCAGCTCCTCGAGCTAACGAACTACGCCAGCGGTCAGTCGGACCGCTGGCTCTTCGTCTGCCTCCTCGTCATCGGCCTCGCCGCCGTCTTCACCCTTTTTCGTTACTTCACCGGACGCCTCGACAACCTCCAGACCCGCATGGACAAACAGACCGAGGAGTTTGTCGAGCACCTCAAAACAGCCAACTCCGAAATGCTCACCGTGATCGCCAGCGCCCGCAGCGTCATCGAGCGCGTGGAGCGCAAACTTGACACGCGCCCTCAATAGTTATGTTCATCCTACTTAAAATCATCGATTCGCTGTCACAGAACTCAACATGGCGTGGGCTTATCCTGCTCGCCACAGCGGCAGGCGTCCACATGGAGCCAGAGCTTCAGAACCAAATCGTGGCGACCGGGCTCGGTTTAGTCGGCCTCATCAACGTGATCCGCAAAGGCAAATGAGACCCCGACGGATCGCGCTGTTGATGGTCCTCCTGTCTTTCGTATTCCTCGGCATGGCCTTCTTGACCTCCTGCGTCAACGTGCCCATCCCGCCCTTCGGCGACCGCATCGGCGAGCTCGGCAACCTCCAGCTCGCCCTCAGCGCAAAATACATCCCGAACACGCCACCAGAATCCCCCGGCGAAAACGCCATGGCATTCGCCTGGCAGAAATACGGCGAGGCAAAACTCCTCCGCGACAAATGAACCTCGACGAACGCAGCGAGCGCAACCTCTCGACCCTCCACCCGGATCTGTACGCCCGCGCCGCCTCATTTATCCTCGCCGCCAAAAAGCTCGCCGCCCCGCTCGGCCTCGACGTCAAGTGCATCTGTGGGCTCCGCACATGGGCCGAGCAGGACGCCCTCTACGCCAAAGGCCGCACCACGCCCGGCCCTAGGGTCAGTAACGCCGCCGGTGGGGCCTCCATGCACAACTACTCACTGGCTCTCGATGTCGCCGTATTTTCCAAAGACGGCAAGACCTACCACGGCGACCACGCATTCTACCGTGAACTCGGACCCCTCGGCGAATCCCTCGGCTTCGAGTGGGGCGGTCGCTGGAAATTTAACGACGAGCCCCACTACCAACTCCGACCGAAGTGGGCGACCGGCATGACCGAGCGCGACATGATCGCCACCCTCCGCTCCCGAGTATCCAAAAAAATCGACGTTCTGGCGTAGGGAAAATAGCTAGAGTAAAGCGATAGGAAGCAACACATTAGCCCCCCCCCCCCCCGATCATGTCGGGGTCAGAGTCAGGGTGCGTAGAAAGGTCGATCACTTTTCCTATCCAGTCTTGCGGGCTTTCCCCTTCTGGAGAGTTGATGGCCCACCACCGGAAATCTCGGACGGATTGATCGTATTGGCACCAGCAACTTTGAACTTCGGTGTTTTCTTTACGGACGCGGGTTTTTCTTTTGTTGCCGCGCTTGGCTTTACCACGTTCACCAGGTCAGTGGTGTCATTGCGGATCAGCATTTGAACGTATTCGGTGAGGCCTTTAAAGCGCTCTTGGTCGATGCGGATATTCGCGAGTCGATAGTAACTCTCAGGCATCGAGATAGATTTTTTTACACACGGATCATTGGGCATGCGGGACTTTCGCACTCGGTAAGAAAAAAAGCAACTTTTTCCCAAATAAGGTATTGACCCCATGCCTTCTTTTTCCTACTTTTCGCGAAGAAGTAGCAAATGAACACACAACAAACCACCATCAAAAAATCAATCTCACTGCCCGCAGAGATGCTTGAAATGGCGCTCTGCAAGGCACGCGAGGAACACAGAACTCTCTCGAGTTACATCCAATCTCTCATCGCGAGAGACTTTGCAAAAAATAATTCAGACAAAGAAAATATTTTATGATCGACCTCCACGACCCACAAACTATCTGCCGCAGCATCGGCTTTTTCTTAGACTTCCTCACCCTCACCGTGCCGGTGATCTCAATGGCATTTACAGCCTGGAGGATCGCACGATGAGCACGCCGAACTGGACCGAAATCAAGGCCAACCGCGACCGCGCCGAAGCCCTCCCCGAAAGTGAGTGGACTACCGAAACTCCCGAGACCGAGGCCGCCGTCGCCGCCAGCGGCCCCGCCTACGGCATCCCCCTCCGCGAATGCAGCCGACGCCTCGAGCGCCAACGCAACGCCCTACACGATCTGCTCGCAAGGAGGTCATCAAAATGAGCGACACGACCGCAATCATCTCGGCCTGCCTTATCCTGATGTCGCTCTACACGACATTCCACCTTGGCATCGAGTGCGAACGCGAGCGCGCTCGCCAAGCCCGCCGCCGCCGATTTGAGGAAGACCAAGAGAAATGAAACTCCTGATCGTTACCGGCTTCATGCTCGCACTCCTATTCACCAGCTACTTCCTCTGGCTCATTTCCGACGAAGACACCCAATAAAAAAACTATGACCCTCACAGCCCACCTATCCGCCGCCCGCCGCCACCTCGCCGCCGTCGATCGCCTCACCCGGAGGCAATCTCCCCCGAAGCCTATCGCGCCCCCTCAACCGCCCGAAGACCCCGCCACCCCCGAAGAGATCCGCGAAGCCTTCCGCCAACTCCGCGCCCAACTCGCCCAAGATTGATCTCTATGAAGGAAACGCCCCAAGAAATAGAGCAAGACACCCTCCTCCGCAACTGGCTCGACGGCCTCGAGCCCCTCGATCGAGCGACCATCGAGGCCACCCTCACCCCCATCTCCGCCCTGTCCACCGTGGATGCCGAGT